TTATTCTATTTCTTCGATTATAATTTTATTATCTTTTGTTTCAATAATTAATTTTAAATTTAATGCTTTTGATAATTTATCAGTATATTCTCTAATTTGGTTATTAAAAAATGAAGCATGCGTATTACTGTTTTTAAGGTAAAGCTCACAATACGTAATTAGCCCATCAAGATTATCAGTTATTCGTTTTTCTTCTTTTGAGTAATCTTTTCCAGGGTTGTCTTCGGGCGAATATTCTATTTTATAATCTTCGTAGGCTTGTTGAACTTTTTTATAGTTACCTATTTTATAATATTCTTTTATTTTATCTAAAAATGCTAGAGTGCCATCATATAAATCTTGACTAACACCTTCTGGTGCCTTTCTTTTATTGCATCCAACAAATACAAAACATATACATAATATAAGTGCAAATAGAATCGGCATTTTAAACAACTTTTTATTCATGATATCCCCTCCATAGTTATATTATAACAAAAGAAAAAAGATATTGACTACACCAATTCCGGTGTAGTCAATTATGGTTATCTTCTATTTGCATACTGTTCAACAAAATTTGGCAATTCTTCAATTGCCCTTCTAATTTCATTAGCATCTTGTACTCTTGGAAATTCTAGCTTACCTATATGATAATGATTTTCTGTGCTTGTAGCAGAAGTTTTAAAAGGTTCTCTTGATTGATTTCTATTCCTATTTGCAGGATTAAAGGGATTGTATTTTGCAGGTATAACAGCTTCACCTTTATGTATAAATGCTAATTGGTCATTAGGTACAAATGGAGTTCCTACTGCATACTGTGGAATACCTTTACCTCCTCCACCTTTCATTTCATCTTGACCTTTTCTCCAGAAAAACAATTTATCAGATAGCCAATTTACTTTATCAGATACCCAGTTTTTCAACGATGTCCAGATTGATTTCATTCCATCCCATAAACTCCTGAACATATCCCTACCTGCGTTAAAAAAGTCTCTTCCTTTTCCAAATAAAAATCTAATTAAATTAGAAAATATATTTCTAAACCATGACATGATACTACTCCATAAGTTCTTAAATCCCTGCCATAGCTTATTTAATAGTTCTCTACCTGCATCTAGAAAGCGACCGCCTAAACCTAATATCCATTGAATTAAGTTATTGAAAACACTTTTAAACCATCCTTTGATTGCATTCCATACATCTTTAAATGCATCCCACATTTTGCTAAGTATTTCTTTTCCAGTTGAGAAAAACTTTTCTCCTAATCCTTTTATCCATTCAAATAATTTGTCAAATACTTCTTTAAACCATTCCGTTATATTATTCCAGATAGCTTTAAATGCACTCCATAAACCTTTCATTATTAGTTTACCTAATTTTTTAAATACGCCTATTGTAAGTGTCAATAAATTTTCTAATATTTTTAATGAAGCTTTGAAAATATTTTTGATTAATTCCCAGAAGTTATCTGTTATAGTTTCTAATGCTTCCCCCATCGCTTCCCAATCACCTTTTAAGAAAGCAGTAAAGAAATCAATTACACCTTTTATAATTCCTAAGAAATTTGTTATTGCATCTGCTATATATCCCCATATTATTTTAGTATTTTCAAGTATAGCTTCGCCATATTCTTCCCATATATCTTTTATTATATCTACAACAGTTAATATAAATTCCTTCAAACTATCTAATATACCCATTATTGTTTCTTTTGCATTTTGCCAAGATTCATTATTTGCAAGTATAGCTTCCTTTGTATTGTCTACCATCCATCCTATAACATCCATTAATCCTTCTATTGCCAATCCTATACCTTGTAATACCCCTTCAATTATTAATTGAACTGTAGGCATTATTTCAAGTATCCAATCTGTAAATGATTTAATCGCAGGAGCTAAACTCTCACCTAACTCTAACATCATAATTTTTAAATTAGCTTTAATCTTATCTAGATTTCTAGATATACCTTGTTCCATTTGTTCAAAAGCCTCATCTGTACTACCAGAAGCATTTCCCATCTCCTCGAGTGCTTCTGTAAACATATCCGCCGACTCACCAGTTAATTGCAATGCACCATTACCTGCTTGTACAGAACTAAATAGGTCATTAACACTCATATTATTGTCATTTGCATATTGTTCAAGTAATTTCAAAGCATCTTGTACATTATTTCCTTCTGCAATAAATTCCTTAAAGGATTTTCCTGCTAATGATTCGAATAAATCGGCAGTCTTAGAACCTTCTTTACTTAATTCTACAAACATTTGTCGTAATTGAACTGTAGCTTGAGCAGTAGGTGTACCTTGTTTTGTTATTGTAGCCAATGCAGCTCCAACATCATCAAAGCCAACACCTAGAGCTGATGCAGTGGGTATAACATTATATAAAGATGAAGATAGTTCTTCAAAACTTGTCTTACCAAACTTAACTGTTTGAAACATTATATCCGATACATCTATAGCTTTATCTGCTTCTAATTGATATGCATTTATAACAGAAGTTAAACCGTCTACTACTGTTTCTGTATCAGTTACACCTGCAATTGCACCTTTATTTGCAACTTCAAGAAACTCAAAAACATTATCTTTTGGTACACCTGCCGATAAAGCTTGATAGAGAGCAGGAACAACATCATTAGGCAATATACCCATTTCTTTCGATAGTTTCTTAACCTGTCCTTCCATTTCTTTCATAGCACTATCAGAAATACCAGGTAATAGAGTAAATACTTCATTCATTTGATTTTCAAAATTAATAAATTCATCTGCCGATTTCTTTATTCCTATTCCTATTCCTGCAGTTATTGCGGCTATTTTAGCTTTTGCAAGTAATTCCATCTTATTTAAACCTTTGCCAATAAGACTATCACTTTGTTTTAATCCTTTTTTAAGTCCAGAATCATCTACTTCTACTTTCGCAACATATGTCGCAAGATCTATATTCGCCATTTTTTCACCTCCCATTTTCTGGGTAAAAAAATAAGGGGCTGTTTCATAACTGATTTATCAGTTGTGAAACG